CCCGCAGCACCACCACCGCCGCCACCAGCGCTAGCCCCACCGGTACCGGCGAGCGTCCCGTCAACGCTGCCACCACCACCACCGGTTCCAGTTGTTCCATTACTACCACCGCCACCGATGCCAATGGTTTCCGCGCTCTGATTAGATGTTCCACCAGCGCCGCCGGCAGTTGAGCCGCCTCCTCCGCCGCCGCCATTGCCGCCGACTCCACCGGTTCCACCCGTGCTAACAGATCCAGGAGTCCCACCGCTTCCGCCTTGGGCTGATAAAACTGTACCAAACACGCTTGTGCCGCCGCTTGATCCAGGGTTGCCGGCCGTGCCAGAGTTTCCGCCAGCGCCAACTGTAACAGATACGGTTGCGCCAAAGTTATCGGCGTGAAATATACCGTGGAAAGCGGCGCCACTTCCACCGCCGCCACCGCCAGCCGTCCCGCCAGTGGTTCCACCACCGCCACCGCCGCCGCCGCCGATGCAATAAATTTCAACAGATAGCGCGTCGGTTGGCTTTGTCCAGGTGCCAGACGCTGTGAACAGCTCAATCTTTTGCATCCGGTTTTTGATCCAGGTGGTTCTATTCGCCAGCGCTTGCGGAGCCTTCGCAAACTCGACCTGATCTGCCGATTCGCCGTCTGCTACCGTGGTTACTGTCGCGGTGAATGTGTCGACGTCTACGATGTTAATTGCCATGTTATGCCTGTACCTGAGTCCGTAACTGTTGCCCGCCTACCGTGAGACTCGGATCGCCAACCATTGGCCCTGTCCCTATCGTCCACCCTGAGATTTCCCACACAATCCACGGGCACTTCCATTGCGCCGGTTTCCAGTGCTGGATCAGTTGCTTGTAGCCCGTTAGCTCTTCGGGAGTGATTCCGGCAACTCCTATTGATGTGCCGTCGCCAACGATAAACGAACCAACTGTGCTATCTGTCGTAACCGGGTGCGTGCCGGTCAAATAAAGGACAACAAAATCAGACCATGATGATGTGTCCGAGAACCTAAAAACTTGAGCACCAGGGCGGCCTGCTAGTGCGAGCTGGTCGACGATAGTGGTTTCATCGCCGGCCTTTTTCCACGTTTCCCAGTCCGTCCGCAGCCTTGATCTGTATTGTAACCACGACTCGAACGGGTATTGCGGCATTGACGTTTCGTTGCCGAGTAACCGTAGTGCATCGTAAGCGGGGCCGTCTGTTCGCTGGTGTAGCGGTGCCAAGAATGCATCCGTCACTATTTGCGTGATAGAGTCCCACAGGAGCCCGATTGCGACCATGAAACGCGAGCCGAAAAAACCGCGCCACATGCGGCCCTTGTACAGCTCGTACAAATAGCGCCGATATGTGCCGACCGTGCCGCGTGGGTCGCTCATGATGTGACCGCCGCAAACGTGAGACGGCCGGTGAACCAGTCGCTCGGGCTAGTCACGAGGGCAGTGTTTGAGACCGTGATATTACCAGCCGGAGCAGTGAGAGTGACCGTGCGCACCCCGACAGTGGTCTCCATTGTTTGCACGATATCGCCAAGGGTGATGACGTTAGACGGGCCCGGAGAGTAATCGTAACCGCCAATTGGGGCCAGTTTCACGAGATCATCAAGGGCCGTTGTTAGGCTCGCTTTGATCTGCGCCTCGGTGTAGTTTGGATCGTAGTAGACGGCCCCGGTGATTGTGAGCTCCAACGTGGCAGGCTGCCGACAGTAGACCATCGTCGCAGTCGACGGAAACGTCACCGCGTCGGTGATAGCAGGGGGCCAGGCAGAGTCGGTTCCGAACGTGTATTCGGCAAATGCTGCTTGTGCGGTTTCCATGTCGCCCGTGCTTAATACCGCTGAATCACTCGCGAGATATACATCTACAGTACCAGGACCGCGCGGGTTATTGGCCACGATCGTGACTTTGCGCACGGCGTCCAAACCAAGCGCCAGATGTTCAAACGCCGTCGATGTTTTCTCGACCGCTAACAGCCCCCACTGTGATGCGTTCCGGTCTCGGAGCGCCTTGTCGGTTTCCTCGTCCACGCCAGTCTGTATCGAGTACCAAGGGAGCACGTTGCCGTCCCCGTCTGTTCCGGGGCTTGGGTTGGTCACGCTCACGCCCGCTAGCGGGGTAATGAGCGAGATGGTAGCGCTGTTTTGGATGTTGCCGCTCGCGCCCGCTAGGATAGCCTCGACGTTGACCGTGTTCGTCGAGGATGCATTGAGCGTAATTGCCTGCGTGTTTTGGAATTCGACGCCTAAATTGTCGGAGAAAACTAGAGAACCGACCGCGATTGAATAGGGGACGGTCGCGGTATTAGTGAGCGTGAACGGTCCCTGAGTTTTGATCGCAGCGTTGCGAGTGTTGCCGAATCGCGACGTGCTAAAGAGCGTCAATCCAGCGCCGCTAGCGGTCGAATTGAATCCGCCGGTCACGAGAGCGGAGCCCAATTGAGCGAAACCGGCCGCGACTGTAGCCACCGCGTGGAGCATCGTATGCTGAATGCGGCCCGGCTGCCAGCCCGTGGTCTGGAACCCAAGATCACGCAGGGTCTGAATCAGCCAGGCCGTGATTTCGGACCGGGTTGGCGGGGTCCGTAGTTGCGCAATTGATAGCATTATTCGGCTCCGGGAATGATGGCTGTCACTCCCAAATCACTCACTGAAATAGTGAGGGGGAACGGACCATCGCCGCTCACTATCTGTAGCTTGAGATTGATCGTGCTATTGTCGGCAGATGTCTCGATGTCCAGAGAAGCGCGCGAAACCTCCTCCTCCGCGCGCACTTGAGCGAGAACGCGCTGGGCGACTGAACTAGGCTCGATGATTGTCCCAATAAGTGACGACACATCGAACCCATACTGCGGATAATCCGGCAACCCACCGCGCTCCGTCGTGAGCCGTCGCACGATTGCATCTGCTAGAGCCAGCCGCCCATATTGCTCACTTAATGATGCGGACAGGTCCGCGCCGCCGCCGAAATCAGATCCTAAATCACTCATATCGTAACCCCAAAAACAGCCCTGAAATTGGCCAAAGCTCCCGCATCTGAGTGCGAAATCATGAGTGCCACGGCTGTCGATGTATCAGTCTGGCCTAGGGAGCTGGTACCAATTACAGCGTCGACCTCTGCCCCGAAATTTTGCACTTGGCCCGTGTAGTGAGCCACTACCACGCCAGCGCTCAGGAGCTGGCTAGTGAGCTCCACGTACGCAAGCAGGCCCGGGAGAGCGAGCCCTAGAGCCACGTTTAGCCGGCCGACAATGAGAGCGGCAGCGTCAATTGCAACCTGTAGCTCTAGTGATACATTCGCCGATGCGTCTAGCGATGCGTCGAGGTCGGCTTGTGCCGAATAGTTCGCCTGTAGTCCGGCATCTACAGCCAGCTTTGCCGCGTCTAGGTGCAAACTAGCGTCCACCGATGCCAACAAATCGAGGGACGCTTGTATCTGTGCCGTGACTCCAGCTAGCCACGCGCCGGCATCGACCACTAGATCTAGGCTCGCTTGCACTGATAGCCCGCCCGAGATCTGGGCGTTGAAATTGGCGCCGGCCGCGATGTCCCCTAATGCGACGTCCAGGCTAGCCGCCAGGGCCGGATCTACGAGCAGGGCTATCTTGGGCAGCTCTAGCCGGACGGCCGCGTCTAGGGCGACTAGTGAGGCACCTGTAGCATCTAGCGAGCCGACGATCCCCGGGATGCCGGCCGCTAGCGTCGCCTCGCCGATGAGCGCCGCTGTCACGCCTTGACCGTTGGGGCGCCCCCGGTGATGTAGCCGACTGCGGTCCCGCCTCCGGCTACCACTCCAGCAACGGAAACCATATCTCCCACGCGGGCGACAGGCATGGCCCCGTTAGCGAAACTGATCTCAACATGACCACCTTCCCACGAGTGGACGCGCGGCTTTTTCGGGTCGCCGTTTTCAAAAAACAGAGTCACGCGTGTCCCGGGCAGAACCCTCGCGGTCACACCCGGGAGGCCATACAAGATCTTGACCTTCGACAAGCCGGTCCCCGCGATCGATTTATCATCGGGCATAACCTCCAGCTCGGTGCCGATCTGACCCATGACTGTGGCCCCATAGTGTTTGTGATACGTCACATCACGCATCACCCACCGAATCAGCGCCTCTAGTGCCTCACGGGTTTGGCTCATGAGTCCACCCCTGCGAGATTGAGGGCTCCCGATACGGCCAGCGCCACTGAGTACGCGAGCGAGGCGTATAGGTCCGGGGTGAGCTCAACTCCCGGCGTGTTGCCGAGCGAGCTCCCACACGCACGGATAGCCAGATTGATCAAATCTTGAGGCGTCTGACTCCGCACAGTTGGCGGGTCAATCGAGCTGATCCCCGCCGTGCGCTCTTCCGCAGTCGTACTTCTGTCGGGTGCTAGCTCTAGGATATTGACCACGGCCGTGTAAAACGTCTGCCCAGTCGTATCGAGCACCTCGACGGTCAGATCCACGGACGGCTGCCGAACAATGTCATAGCTATAGGTAGCGCTGGAAATAGCCATTAATCCACCCAATATCTAGCACGCGCCCGGTCGTCTATTGCGTACTCTATGCGCCGGACGATGCCAGTGCTCTGGGTCATTCCCACGATCAGCCCAAGACCATCGATCGCGATCGTGTATCGCCCATCCAGCGGGTCTTGGTCTAGGACTAGATAGTCACGGGCAGCGGGCACGGCGAAATCAGGATCTCCGAACCACACGCCGCCCGTCGGAAGCACTCGCCAAACCACATCCAGAGCGTCTGCTATCTCAGAGAGCGCGGCCCCGGCCGTGCCTTGAGTCCGCGACCAATACGGCATCTTTTTGAGCAAAATACGCGGATCGATCAAAAGGCTTTTCGTCTCTTTTGCGGCCCTGCAAATGTCGCCGATTATTTTACCGGCCGGCGCGGACTGATAGTGAGCCGGACCAATCGTGGTACTTAGCCCCCCAGCGCCGCCCACTATACGCGCGAAAGTCCGCCCTGAATTTGCTCCAGTGCGGACGGTTGCGCCCGCGTATTGCATGACACCATCGGTCAGCAAAACAGGCCCGGAAACGTCGACCTTGCCGATGATTTGCGCGTCTGCAAACCACGTCCCAACGCGCGGCTGTGTCATTACTAGATCTAGGACAACGTTTCCGTTGATCTTGATCTCAGCCATTAGATGTCGCCGCCGCCGTTGAAAATATCGTCCGCAGTCGGCGCAGCGCCGGAACCAGCTGGCTCGTAATACGAGGGCGCGGCCGGCCCGGCATTGCCGTAGTTTGGATCGTAGTAGGTATCGCTGCTAGACGCGTAGGGTGTCTCAGCGCCGTCGTTTGTGAGCACTTTAGTGGGCGCCTTGACCGGCTCTGGCGCCGCTACCCACTCCGTCGCGTTGATCGTGATAGTCATGAGCCCACCGGACTGCGGCGACGGTGAGCTGATATTGCCTACAGCGATGGTATCAATCCCCCAGAGTTCGCAGTTGGGGTGTGAGATTTCGAGCGGTTGCCGGCCCCCGTTTTTGCCAGGCTCACGGAGTATCGGCATGATGAAATCGCGAAACGCTTCCATGTCGTCGGACTGTAGCAGGAGCTTGATCTCTACCTCTGCCGGAGGGTCGCCGTCGTCGACAATCGTGGCGCGTTTTCCGCCCTTGGGCTTTTGTATATCGAGGCCCGTGCCCATGCTCACGTCGACGATCGCGACGCCGGGCACGACCTGGCCGCCGAGAACAACATAATCCCACGGGCCCTTGGTAATGCCGGGGTTTTTGCCGATATTCTCAGGGAGACTATCTAGCCCGCGCGCCCATTTTTGGAACGTGCTCACGCGCCTGCCTCTAGCTGCATCCTTGACATGACCCGACCAAGGTTGGCCTCGAACGCTGCCATCGTTGCTGCTGCTACGGCCTCAGGATTGCCCGCTCCGTTGACCTGGATCGTGATGGGCCCAGTGCTGACCCCGCCACCTGCGGACGCGCTACGTGAGCCAATGCGGGCCGCTGTTGAGGCGACCTGATTGCTACTGCCTACGCTTGGACCGATATCGGAGGGCATGGAGCGTTCGAGGCCTTTCTCAAATCCACGGCCGGAGAAAATTCCCATTCGCTCCATTTCCTTTGACGGCGAGGCGATACCCAGCGCTGCCTTGAGACCGCCGAGCAAACTGCCGCCGATACTTGTGCCAATCTCAAATGCTCTAGTGACCAGGTGCTCCAGAAATTCAAAACCGCCAGAAATGGCCTGAAAAACATAAGCAACGTTGGCTGAAAACATCTGCACAGCCGCTACACCTCGGCCAAGGATGTAGCCAAACAGTCGCACCAGCGGGATCACGTCCTTGCGGATAAAATCTACCCAACTCCCGAGTTGTTCGGTGCCGAGCGCTTCATCGTTGAATCCCTGAGCGAAAAACGAAGCAAATTCGGTGCTAACCTCGACGAGCAACGGTAGAACCTTCTCGACAATTTCACCGAATCCCTTGAACGCCTGCTCAAGAAATTTGATCGTTTTTGCTCCCTGTTCTGATTTCCCAAAATCCCCGAGAACCTGGCCCGCTTTTTTGAGTCCGCTTGATAGGCCGCCGCTCGCCTTGTCCGCGAGACCGATAAACATCCGGGTCCCGCGCGATTTCCAGACGTTCAGTATCCCGGCTAGTTGGTTTTCAGCGAAACGCTGGCCGGATTCTCCGGCTTGTTTCTGGCCTAGTTTTTGGTTCAGCGCCGCTTCGATGGCCTGGAGACCTATGTCACTCGAAACCTTGCCTCCCTGTTGCAGTTTTTCGACTTCTGACTCTGCGACACCCATTAATCGGGCAATGTGTTCCTTGATTAGTTTTCCGGACACGCCGCGTTCTGCGAGCTGGAGCAACTCCTCCGCCTGTAGTTTGCCCTTGGATTTGATTTGCCCAAGTGTAAGAAAGATCCCCTGAACATCCTCTGCTGTAGCTCCCAGCGCCTGCATATCGGCGCCGAGCTTGAGCATGTTTTTTCCCTGTTCGGGCGTAAACTGTAGCTTGAGAAAATTGGCGTACGACTTCGCCGTGTCGTCAATATCGAGGCCGAACTTGACGGCCAGGTCTGATATTTGGGCAAACGAAGCAGCGCCGCGTCCGTGTGTTAGGACGTCGAGAGCGGCCCTGAGACTGTCAGTTTTAATGACCCGGTTTGTGGTCGCATATGCAGCGCCGAGCGTCAAAACAGCGCCGGCCATCGCGACCATTTTCACGTCGGCTTTCGTGATTAGGTCGATTAGCCCCTTCGTTTTCTCGCCTGTGCCCGAGATTCCGAGCTGAGCCTTTTGCGCATCGGTGGCGAATCTCCCATTTGACTGGCGCAATCTCCCCAGCTTGTCACGGGTGAGCCCCAGCTGCTTTTCGAGCTTTTTTAGCGACTCGGTGGACTGTTTCGCCGGGCCCGAAAGCATGTCCTTGAGGACAAGAAGAAAGCGTGCACTGTCAGCCATTTGTTAGTCTTTTTTCCGGTGCATCGATTTGACGCCGCCCATGCCTTCGCACACCGCGCGCATGATGCGCAAATCGTCCATTGTGTCCGCGATCATTAGCGCGCCAGTCCACGCCCACTCATCACTAGCGCCGTCTCGAAATGCCATTAGAGCCCGCGCGCGGCCCATGACGCTGCGCTTGTTCCGCTTCCAATGGCTCAGCCTTTTTTTACAACAACCTTGATCCCGGCGCCCGCTAGCTGACCAACGCCTTGCACGAGCGGCCCAATGAGAGCGGGCTTTTTCGCGAGCATTGCCGCGAGTGCCGCTCTGTCATCCACGAGATCGGCCAGAAAGGACCGCATCGAATCGCCGTACTTGAGCGCGCCGTCTGACATTGACTCCCCAAGTCCTTCCCAGATGTCGACGTCTGGGCCAGAAAATGAACAGGTTACGCCGTCAACCGTGACCGCCACGCTATCCTCAGAGATTACCGGCTCGATGTCGCCGCCGCCTGAAGCATCAAGAGCGTCTGCGAGTAGCTTGATCAGAGCAGGCCGCTTATCGAGCACATCGATGCGGCCTCTCTCGTTGATCTGGTGACTGACACAGAGCGTCTGCACCATCTCGCGCCGGCCAGTGGCCTGCTGGTCCTTGCGGATCTTTTCTAGATAGCGATCCCACACCTCAGTAGTAACTGGGCCGCACTGTACCTTTTCCCCGCCCGGTAGAGTCGCTTCTACCGCGACCTGCACAACACCGGGGACCATGTTTTTTCGACTTGCCATGGCCCCCAGAGTAGTCAGATTAGTGCGGTTTCTTGCCGTCTACAGTGAACACAAGGAACGAAAACGTAATATCTCCGCCAAGGGCATCGGCGCCCTCCTCGTGACTGATAGGATTCGAGAGCACACGACAGCCTAGGCACTCGAACTTTTTCGTACTTGAGCCACTGATACCGTTGCCTTTGAGAACCCACGAAAGGGTCCACTTTTTGGTGCGGTATGCGTCGCCGAGGTCGTTGATAAAGTCGATGCGCTCGCGTTCGTCGGAGAACGTGATTGTTCCCTCGCCCTTGTCCATGGTGCCCTCGGTTTCCGAGAGCGGGTAGGGAGAGGTACCTTTTACGGCCGCCGACTCTGTCGGTTGATCGATCTCGACGCCCTTGATCGCGGTGTAGATCTTGCCGTTTAGCGCCAGTTCCCCGCGCGCGAAACTATAGGCAAAACCCTCTGTTTCTGGGTAATTTTGGGGCATTATGCTACTGGCTCCTCAGGTGCTACGGCCGCGCCAATCGAGGCAACGAACGAGATATTTGTCGTGATGTAGTCAGCGTAGGCGAGTGGACGAATGGCCACGGTCGCCTGAATCGTCGACGTTGTCAGTACGTTGTTAGTGCGGTCAATCGTGTATAGGACCTCGCTACAGTGGCCGCTAGTGCCCTCTGCATTGCGTGGTGATAGCAGGGTCGCCTCAAGAGCGGATTGTACCTCTGCTTCGAGCCGGAGCGCGTCGCGTTCGTCGATTGTGCCGTTGTCATTGGTGCGAATACCGCGACCAATGAAAGTCACTTGGACCGAATGCGCCACTTCGCACGCCACATCCATGACGATGCGACGGGGCCAGACTGTGAAATCAGATCCTTCCGTCGACTTGATTCGGCCCTGGGTGATGTAGTAGCCATTTCGGCCCAAATACGTGCGGAGAGAGCTGATTTTGACATCGTCCACGCCGGTTGAATCGGCGCGTTCATCAACAAAAATCTTGCGCAGATTCGGGAGCGGCCCGCCGTCGTTCAGCCCATTTCCGGGCACGCGCTTCAGGTCGGTCGAAATGAGCGAACCGGCAGCGCGAGCGGCAAAAACAGTGGCACCAGGGACAGTCGGAAACGAGTGAGCCAGAAACGGCTTAGGTGACACGCTGCGAACGCGCCCGTGTGCAACTAGGAGCCGGTCATACGCGTTGACCCATGTTGCCAGCGGACTGGTGTCGTCCATGTTGCTAGCAATCATCCCGGCGCGATACTTGGACTCTGCGGCCATCGCTGCCAGGCTCGCCTGAGTTACCGCCGCTATACCCTCGTGAGCCGTAGTGTTGCCCGTGAGGTTGCTGGTTACGACGTACACAAAGCGCCAAGCTAGCGGGGTCGCATCAAGAGCAGCCAGTGCCGTGGTGACGTTCGCCGAGGTGGCAGCTGCGCAATTGACCGTCGCCGTGTACGTCTCACCGAGCACGTAGGTGCCAGCGATAAACGTGATCGTGAATCCAGCGCCTGGCACCGAATACGGCGCAGCGGGGCACAGGATGGTCCCAGAGTATGAGCGCTCGCTCTCGGTGTCGCCCGTGTACGTGTCGAGGCTGTAGCGAAATTCAGCCGTTCCCAGCGTGCCGCCAGTGACGATCTCGACGCGCAATTTACAATCGAGAGCCGATGAGCCGCCGAGAGTAATCAGCGGGCCGGCGCCAGACTGTGTGACAGTTCCGTTAGTTGCGGCCGTCGCGGTAGAGGAGCGGACAACTAGCACGGGGCCGCCGCCGGTCGCGAGGATATGAGACGCGGCTTCTACTGCTGGACCTTGCCCAAACGTTTCCGTGAGCTTTTTTTGAGTTGAGCACGAGACGACGACGTTAGCCGTGCCCAATGACGTGGTGCCGATGACCGCTGGCGTGGTAGATACCGCGCCAACAATGCCTAGGCCAGGATCGACTACCGTCTCGGTAGAGCTGGGAATTGCTGCCATTTTTGATCTTTCGGGTTAGTTGGCGCGATAAATCATAACCTCGGCAATCGCCGGGCCATGGAGTGCGGATGTTGGGTATTTCTCGGAGGCTGCCATCGCGGCCTCAAAATCTTTGCGCGAGAGCAGGAGCGAATCAGGGCCATAGAAATGCGCTTGCTTGTCCCAGCCATAATGCACGTTGGCCGCTGCATACGCCGGCAACGGGAGGCGACGTGCTTCAGGTCCGCGCCCGTAGCGCTTGAAAAAACCGAGCTCGTTTGCCCAAGCTAGCGGGGTCTTCTTATCAGGCTCGACCACTCGCGCGAGTTCTGGCTTTTCTTCGTTTTTGCTCATAAATCCTCATCAAACTCGCAGGTGAGTTCCTCTGCTGTGATTTCGACTAGTTGCCCAATCGAGTCGACAACTGGCAATTTGATAACAAACGACGCCGCGATCATTGGGATACGTTTAGCGAATTCGTCTTTATCGCTCGCTTCCCAAGTGTAGTCAGTGAAGATTACCCCACCGTTTGGCGCTGTATTGTCGAGAGCCACGATCCAGGCGTCTAGCAGCGTCTCCAGCGTGTCCTCCGACTCTGCGAATAGGTGACACATCACAGTCTCCAGCCGCATCCACACGGTAGGCTCGCGCGTCCCGGTCACATCGTCTCCGGCTGCATTCACGCGGCCGCCCGCTTGGCTGGCGTAGGTCAATTCGCCGCCCACTCGATACCAGTGGATCCGGCGCCGTTGCAGGTTCCGGCCCTTGTTTTGCTCACCGACTACCTTAAGGACCGTTGCATCATCGATCAACAAATGCACCGCGTCGGCTAAAGCGGATAGCCTGCTCATGAGCCGCGCCCGCTTATGATCTTGAAAAAGCGACGGGTGACGATCTTGGTGTACGCCCGCGAGTATTTAGCCGGGAGCGCGCCAGACTCTGGCCACATTTTGCGCATCGGCATGATGTCCGAGCCGTAGTTATGCACGCGCGCGTACGGCTGCGGATTCCGGATCTCAAAACTACCGCGACCAACGCGAGCTGAAAATCGGCTCCGGAGGTGTCCCTTTTCTACGAGCGTCTGATGTCCGTTCGGGCGCTTTTTCGGCTGCCATTTGCGCCCCGTTGGTGATGAGGTTTTGACGAACCCTTCCTCAATCAAATCAAGCGTCGCCTTCGACATCTCGCGAGTGTTCGCTGCCATGAATTGCGGCGAGGCGACCGCATCTAGGCGCGCTATCCAGCTCGCGAGCTTTGCGAAATCTCCAGTTAGGCTCATTACCAACCCCTCGCTGTACCGCTGGAGAATCGAGGTGCCGACTCGGAAACAGGAGTCGCGTCTACTAGTCCCGGGATGTTCACTTTCCCGGCCGCGAAATCCTTAAAAAACTGCTCGCCGCGATCGTGTAGCAGCTTGTAATTTGCGTCGTAGTCCTCGGGGTTGAATCCGCGCCGCATCAGGATGTGAAACACGGCCATATCCACGGAAAAGCGCTTCAAAACGTCTGGATAAGGCGCCGAAATTGGCAACGTAACGCGCGCGGACAGGTACGCATCGATCACGCCACAGCTCGCCTGGATCTGCGCGTTGATGTCTGCGTCGGGCACCTCTTCAAGAGCCTGTGACGGTAGGCCAATCTGTTTCAGGTCGGCCGCTGTTGCGTATTGGGACATAATATCGATCTATTAGCTGCTAGCCCGGGAGTCGAACCCGGGCCGAGGACCATCTAGCAGTTGCGGTCAATTAGGTGATTGACCGAGCGCAGAGCCACCAAGGGCCGTAACCAGCAACACCGCGAGCCTTGATGCCCCACAGGTACTGATCCTGCATGAACACGTTGGCGTCGCTTACCTCAGTCAATTGGGTGAGCTTGGGAGACTCACGCAACTGCCAAATAAATGGCTTGATTCCCTTGCTTACGTCGGCGAGGTACCATGTCGTCGGCTGATTTGCGAGCTCAGGAACCACCAGCATTTCCGCAGTGCCTTTGAGCACGTTGGTAGCGCCGGAGCTGTTACGTTCCGCAGCGATGATTTCCAGCGCTTCCTTTTCGAGCGACGGTGGCACGATCAAGAGACGGGGATCAACGCCCAACGGTTCACCATCTTCGCCAGTGTAGGAGCGCATAGCAGCCCGCACGGTGTCGAAATTGGTGGCAGTCAGTGCCGAGGTCGTGAAATTGTTCGACTGATTGCCAGCCGGATCAATTGGATGAGTTGAGGCGAAAAAAGCAACGCCGTCGAAACCGAGGGCGGTTGTTCCGGCCTGCATCGCGGCCTTCATTTGCTGATCAGGCCACTTCTTCGCCACTCGCCCGAGCTCACTCATGCGCGGCTCGTAGACACCGAGAGAATCGTCCTCAATATCGTTGACCGATACTCCAACGGTTTTCTCGAAGGTCTTGTTTACGAGCACGTATTCGCTCGTGGAAAGGTTGTCAATGAGGCGTGGCCCGAGCCACTCCCGCATCGCGTCCAATCGAGTCATCCAGCCATGCACCTCAGTGTTATGGCTAGACCGAATCGTGGTTGATACACGGCTCGAAAACTCCGAAGAGTCGTCGTAAGCCGCCCGAAAAACTTTGCTGAATCCCTTGTTCAGGGCTGCGATATTTGCACCAGTAACTAGCATTTTATGAGCCCTTTACACGCTGAGGGGGTTAACGGCGACGAATACGCCAGTGGATACAACTTTGACGACGCGACCGGCTACAGAACGAGTTCCGGTGCCGTCGGTGAGGGCGACGGTCTGATCGTCGACCATGTAGCAGAGCTTGCCGGCATCATCGTTAGCGATTGCATCGCCGGCCGATGAGTTCTCAAACTCGAAAATCCCACAACGAATATCGAGCACCTTGGTCTCGCTCGCGTTCGTGGTGTAGTCCTCCTCGCATCGACCGAGCGCGATGCTGTCAGTTGAGGCGGTCGCCTTTTGGACGGTGCCGGCAGACTGGTCAAACATGACCAGCGAACCCTTGTAAAAAGTGGTCGATGCCGCAGCGGTTCCGCCGCCGAAATCGCCCACTTTTTGGCTAAATGAGCTTGCCAGCTCAGCCACGTCTTTGCTTGCAGTTAGAGCTGCCATTTACACATTCTCCTTCATTGCGTCCTCAGAGAGTCCGAGCATTTCTGCAATCTTGCGCTCTTCTGCTGACAGGGTTTCGACCTTACTGTGGTCGGGTTTTTCTTCTACGGCGCGGCCGATTACGCTGGAGAGCGTGGCCACAAATTGATCAAGCTGCGAGTCGGAAAGCGAGGCCGCGAATTCACGCTGTGCGGGCGGCAACTTGCCATCGCGGGTGAGAGCGTCGAGCTTAGCGAGCTTGAGAGCCGATGCCTTCTCAGCCTTGAGCGCCTCAACCTCGGCCTTAGCCTCGATTGCCGATGCTGCTAGTTGCGAAAGTTCTGCGATTTTCTCAGCGGCCTTTTCGACGGGCGAGTCAAGCGCGGAGAGAATGGCGGACTTAAAAGCCTGCAATTCTCCGACTTTGACAACGGCTCCGGTTTCATCGGACGCGCTGAGGGTTTCCAAAAGTGCCTTCATGGATTCTGATTCCTCAATTTTTTGGGGTTGTGCCTCTAGCGCGTCTAACACTAGCGGCCGTTGATTTTTCGTTGCTGGGATGTTCGTCAGTGCGACGTTTATCAGTCCAGTGATTCGCCTGGTTTCCTGGTCGAAATTGATCGCGGGTGAGTAAAAACGAAACTCACGCGCCTGAAGAGCCTCCAGCCCGCGCGCTGTCCATTCGACGTCAGACGCAAATAGCGCCAGCCCGCCGCCCGACTCGACATCGTCTCGCACTACCGGGGTAAACCAGCCGACAGCTCTATGCCCGTCTGGGTGCCCGCCAGCTGTTACCATACCGTGTGCAACATCGATGGGGAGCTTGTCTATCCCCTGCTCGCGAAACGCGTCGAGAACGGCAATCGATGCTTCCTCGTCGAATAGGAAATTCCCTTTTTTCGTCGCGGTTATGCCGGGTCCAAATAGGCGAAATTCGCTAGGGCCACCGCTCAATAGCTCGGTGCCATACAGCAGAGCAACGGCGCCGTTTACCTCGAAAGCTGCAATTTGCTTCATTGAACCATCTTCGCCGCAACCGCTGGGCCGCGACTCACGGCGATACTCTCGCGTGTGAGATTGCGCACCTGTTTCACGGGCTCATCTGTAAAAATGGCAGCGACTGCCTTCACAATCGACGGGACCTCTTCCTCGACCGCCTGCACTTCCTTGACCGGCTCTTCACTCACGCGCTTAGGCGGGCGCCCCGGTCCTCGTTTTGATTCGCTCATGGATTACTCATACTCCGTTTTTTGGTCCGATATTGTCAGGCGATCATTTGCCCGGTCACGATCCAGGTGTCCTGAACCGGCGTGTAGCGAGTGGTCCCGTTAACGATCTCGACTTCGTAGGGGACCTTGAGGTGTGTGCCGTACGGTGTCGCGAGCCAGGAAGCCGGATAATCTGCCGGCAAAATCGTGATCTCCATTTGTCCCAGAGTCGCCCCCGATTGCGCGAGCAAGACCACGCCATCGCCCAGTGTTTTCGTAATGAGCGTGCCATCGTCACGGAGCGCGCGAAACGTCACACTGTAGGGCGTGAGATTAAGCAAGGCCTCGTCGAGATAGACCGTTACCGTGATTTTTTGCGAATCACCCGCTACTGATGTAACGCTCATGAGCTTGGCCTAGATTGTGAGACGACTGAGGTGGCTACGTTGTCGCTAACGGTCGCCGTTGCTGGAGTGGACGCAGAATCGGCTGTTACCGATTGTACCGTCGCGTCTGTAGTGATCTGGACCATCGTAACCGTGTGGGAGAGTTTTATTGCCGCGACGCTTCCGCTAGATTCGGCCGCTGAAATTGTGCCGGTAGCCCTAGGCGCCCGGAGTAGTGACGTGATTCGCCGGATTACCTGTCCAGCGCTGGGAAATGTCCCGGATGTAGTTCCGGATGGCTGCCCAATGTCCTCAGTCGCGCTATCAGGACCGAGCCAGCCGCCGAGCCAGCCGCCGATAGAGCGACCTAGCCAACTCATTCTGTCCCGTCTATATCGGTGACCTCGCGAGCGCCGCCGCTGTCGACTGTTCCGACGATGCGATCCTTTGTGTCGCCAAGATCACGGAATGCAAACGACCCAGCGCCAGCCGGCACAGTAGCATTTCCAGCAAGCGCACTTGCGACTAGCCGGAGCAAATCGCCGGCCGTATATGCGCCCTCAAGATTCGCGATCCACGGGTTGCCGCCCGCGCCGCTCGAGTTGAGGAGCTCGCCCATGGTCCCGGCGTCGTTATTTGCCGAGGCCAGTGCGCCCCAAACCGACAAAGCAAGGTTTTCCGGAGTCAATTCGCCGAATGATTTGATATCGGCCGAAACCGTGCCCGTGGCGTAGGGCTGGGCCTCTAGGACGCCAGTGCCTGTTAGAGCGCCCACAATCCATCCTAGGGCCGTCGCGGCTCCGGTCAGGTTGCCTGAGCCGGCCAGGTCGGAAGCGGCCGCTAGGGCGCCTGTGATGCCCGCCGCCAGCTCTCCGTCGCCGTCGAGGTCCGCGAGCAACTGGGCTAGCAGGGTGCCCGATGCCTCCAGTGTGCCGCCTCCGGATAGGGCCGCGATGGCTAGGGCTACTGATACGAGCGATGCGCTGGTGATGTCGCCGGAGCCGTCCAGATCCGCGTAAATCGAGGCGAGGGAGACGAGGAGCCCCTCTAGTGTGCCGTCTCCGTTTAGGTCCGCACTGGCCTCGATTTTACCAAGGATGCTAGCGGCTAGAGCTCCGTCGCCCGTAAGGCTCGAGACCGCGTACAGGAGCAGGATGCCGGACGCCGCGAGGGCGCCGTCACCCGTTAGCGATGCGGTAGCTGGTAGGCCGCCAGCTAGGTTGGCTGTGCTCACGTCCCCGTCACCACCTAGGGCCTGATAACTCGCAAGCCCGCCCGCCTTCTGCGGCCATGCCCAGGCGCTTGGATGCCGTGCGCCGTTCGGGATGCCGGCTCGGTTGGTGACGTTTAGCACGCGCGCATCGCCGCCATTGATTGAGCTACGGATAGCGCCCGAGTTGCTGAACGTGCATTTGCACACAGCGCCGGCCGATGCCGCGCCGAATTGCCGCATCGGATTCGACGCGGACAACCGGACACCCATCCCAACTAGAGCCAATTAGCCGCCCCACCCGAAATCAATCGAGGTCGTGAGTGGACTATTAGCAGTCGTCGCGCCCGCGCCGAATAGGAGCCATGTCAGACATGCGCCGTCCTTAACTTGAGGCGCGCTAGGGAGCTGGTTGATCAAATCGCGCTCGCTCCACATGCCAGTAACCGGGAGTGCGAGATTAAGAATTGGGCGCGCAATGCAGAGAGCCACAACGCCGGTGCCGGTGTATGCGGTGCCACCGGACCAAGTGAACGACTCAATCGAGCGGATGCCGGTATCCCCGCCGTGGCGTGGCAGAAACGCACCGTACCTGCCCGCCGCGTTACCGCTGTGCAGGATGCGTGAGGCGTACGCGTCGGCCGTTGCGCCCATCGTTGGCGAGCCCTGAAATGCGCGGCCAGCGGTGCCGGCTGTGTTGGTGTAGCTGCTAGCGGAAAGGTTCGGCCCGCCTGCTGTCGGCTGAGTCTGGACGGCAAAGAATGCCTCACACCCAACACCAAAATCATAGCGCGGCATCTGGATCGTAAGCGTGTGCGTGCCCGTGCCGGCGTCCGTGTATGCGATCACGGTCGCCGCTTTTGCGTTTGCGAGTGACGTAGCCACGCGCGCGGTAGTCGAGCTTACACGCACTAGCCAGTAGTCGGTTGCGAGACTGAGCCCGGTAGGGAGCGTGGTCGTTGTCGTGAATCGGACCTTTGTGAGATCCTTGAAATCGTTCGTGAACGTGAGCAGGAGACCGCTCGAAGAAGAGGCAGTGAACGTGTTCGTGTTAATGAGCGTGCGCGAGCCTGTGCCGGTTACGTTCGTCGTCGAGAGCCTATAATAGCCCTGCAAATCGACTAGTTTTGCTTGCCAAGGCGCACCGGCCGCCGCAACCATGAGGGCGCCAACGTTTAGGATGTGCTTCGTCGCGCTTGAAACATCGCCGTTGTGCCCGATGCCAAAAACAGTAGTACCGTCGCCAACAGTGTCCGTGCAATTGCTCCAGAGCAAATCGGTGCCCGGGTATGTGCTCGCGTTCGGGTATCCACCCATCGACGCAGCACAGTGCCAGCCGCCTGCTGTGTGAGCGGGCGAGGTGATTTTGCTGTTATCGGCGCGGAAAATCTTACCGTTGGTCGTGATCTGATTCAGTAGATCATCTTGTGACGTAAAGCCCATTTTTCACTCGCTCCAATAGAATTTCGCGTATCCCGCGAGCTGACCGGCCGCGACAGTTGCGGCGCAGTTCATGGCAAAATTAAGGTAGGCGCCGTCATAGATACGGGGCGCTCCCGGTGATGTTCGCACGGCCTCGAATTCGTGCATTGTGTTGGCCTCGCGGATGACTCCACTTGCGATCGGCTTCACGAGCACGAGGGCGAGCAGTCCGCCCGATGGCACAATCATCTGCACGCTATCGATGCTCCGGAC